GGCCACGGTGCGATTGCGCAGCAGGTCAATAAACGAACTGGTCATCAGCGTGGTATCCACCGCGTTGCCGCCGGTGTCGCCTGCAGCGGTGCCGGTAGTGCTGGTGTTCAGGGCGCGACGTAGAACATCAGGCGGTACTACCAAACCCTCAACTTCGCGGCCCATCTGGTCAGCGGCGGCGCGGGAGGCCTCAAACTCAAAGGCAGCTGCCTCCTGGGCGCGTTTGTCTGTCGGGTTGGCCAGCGCACGCAGTGCACGCATGAATGAGTAGTCGCGGGTTTCGCGCTCAGTCATGCCCACGTCACCGGCGCTTCGCTGAGTATCAGACACTGAGCTGGAGCGCTTGGTGTGCATCGTGTCCAGCAGTGCGCGCTGAAAACCCTCAGGGCTCTTGCCTTCGGTCACGTATTGCGTGGCCAGCTCGGCGTCTTCGTACTGGCGACCCATGTCCATGATCGTTTTGACACGCTTCTGCTCGGCTTGCTTGCCGGCATCGCGGGCTTCGGCGGCTGCCTGGCCGGCGCGCTCGATCATCTCGAGCACTTCAACAATCTCGCCTTGCTCGTTTACCTTGGCGCGTACCAGATTGCCGCTCTTGTCGCGTAGAATCTTTTCGTTCATCTCGCCTTCCTTCTGATGTGTTCGGGATGCGCCAGCAGCGCTGTTATCGTCATTGCTAGCAGTATCAGGGCCGCCCTTGCCCGGCTCCGCTGGCAGTGGTTCCTGTGAGCGACCTACGCCCACCGAGGCATCCGCCGGCACGGAGACGATGCTGATCTCATGCGGCTCCCAATCAGTGACGCGCACCATGTCGGCCTGCCCTGCGCGCTCCTCGACCTCTACCTTGTGGATCGAGTAGCCCACCGACACATGCCGACGAATGCCGTCCACTACGTCCTGCCACACCTCAGAAGCGCGCGCGCCTCGCCCGAAGCGCACAACTGCCCGGCCCCGCCGGTCGGCTCCTATCGTGACAGACTCCACTACGCCCACTTGGTCATCCCAGTCATGATTGACCAGAACAGCCGCGCCTCCCTCGAGACGCTCGGCGCGCATGGCGCCCTTCTCGTGCGCCAGCACTTCGATGCCGAACCAGCGCTCCACCTCCGTTTCGCTGGAAAACGCCAGCTCCACAGTGCGTTTCTCTTCATCCTGCGCTCGCACTTCGCCCACGACCATGTCGCGCCGAAGGCCTTCGGCCTTTAGCTTGCGCAGCTGTTCGTCGGTAACGCTGCGCTTTTGCGGGCCCTTGATAGCGTCGATCTTTCGCTGCATATCACTTTGCGGAACTGCTTGTTTCGGCTGCCCCTCCTCATGCGCTGGATGTCGGCGGTCTTGGATCTCGCGCTTATCCTTCATTTTTCGTCTCTCCTGCGGCTTCGCCTTGGGGCGCGCTAGCGCCGCTGTTCATTGCGGGATTGCCCAGACTGGCATCAACCAGCGCTTCAGGAATGCCAGCCTCGATCATGGATTCACGGTCGCGGGCCCACTGGCGCCACACGGCGCGGGGGTCTCCGCCACGCTCGCGGATGACCTGCGAGGGCGACTTGATCTTGTTGGATATGTCGCGGGCCGCCGTCTTGCTGTCCTTGTCAGGATCTACCCAGTCCCAGCGTTTCGGCTGCCAGGCGTGCTCCCGGTACTTTTCCAGCCGCTCTGGCCGCAGGGTCGCGCCATTGGCGCCAGATAGGGCGATGCCTTTCAGCAGGGCTCGGGGCAGCCACGCCTGGAATAGCGGTTCGAGTAGCGACTCGATCAGCCACTCCTGCATGTCCTTCCAGTGCTCGCGCTCGGCCAGGGCGCCTTGGCGGATACTGGAAAAGCTGACGCCCTCAAGGTCATTTGCCAGAGCGTTGTAAGAAACGCCCAGCCCGGTGGCGATGCCGCGCAACGTCTGCTTTGAGAACGGCGCCAGCTCGCCGCTGGGAAATTGAGGATCCCAACCGCGAAACTTTAGCCCCGGCGGAAGCTCCTGATAACTACCTGGCTCGGCGTCCATGTAAAGGGGCTCAGCGTCATCCTCATCGTCAGCAGGGCCTGCGCCCTCATCCCACTCGAAGAAACCGCCCTTGGCGGCGCTTACCCGAGCATTGACCAGGGCTGCTTTCTCGAAGCCGTCCAGGTGGTGCAACCTCAGTAACGCCGTGACCATCCAGGGCAGGCCACGGCGCTGGCCAACCAGGTCTTCCAGGAAGCCGTGCATAACCTCAGCAGCGGGCACCTTCACGAAGTGGCGGCCACCGTAGGTGTAATCAGACTCAGCGGGGTCGAGCGTACTGAACAGGTACTGGACCGGACGGCCCCAGCGATTGCATTCGATGCCCTGGCGGATGAAGTGACCGCCAGGCAGCTTGTCCTGATTGAATTCCACCGGGCAGCGCTGCGGATCGAGTACCTGCAGAGCGATGCCCCAGGCGTTGAGGTCACGGCCGTAAACCGTGCGAATCATGAACTCGCCATTCGTGGCTGCGTCATCCACCGCACGATTGAGGATCTGGCGCAGTGAGCGCTTGCCGGATACGTCGCACACATTCCGCGCGCTCCACTCTCGAAAGTCGGCTTCGATGGCATCGTTTGCGCGCTCATCAAGCGTGCCATCGGCGTCTATGGACTGCGCCTGCAGCGCGATGCCCGCATGCCCGACAATGTTCTGTCGGCACTGGCGCAGGAAGCCGCGCGCATAGTCATTGGTCAGAGCCAGCTGACGGGAGCGCGCCACCAACGGCTTTTGGTTCTTGGTGATGTAATCGTCGGCGGGCACCGGTGCGCTCGGCAGATCCCCGGAGAGCCTGTCGGCGCGAGCCTGGCCTAGCAGGCTGCGGGCGATGGCGCGAGGGATGGAGCGCTTGCGCGAAGGCGCTTCAAGCGGCGCCGCGGCGCGACGCTGAAAAAGCTTAAACATGGGAATTGAACCTCGCTAGCACCTGCCGCCCCAGGGTGTCCTTGCCTCGGCGTGACGCACGCAGGCGCCGCACCTCTTGGCGATAGACGTCACGCAGCTTGAGCAATTGACTGATCGGCGTGCGGCGCAGCTCACGGTTGTTGATCCGGTAGCTGTCCTGGTCTCTGGAGGCGCGGCCCTCGATCACCGCCTCGATGGCCTGCAGTGTGCGCTCGGCATGCGTGCGGCCATCAAACTCACCCATGGCTGCCAGGTCGGGATCGACGGTTAGCGTGCCGGTTTCAACTTCGTGCACATTGTCGCCATCAGTTACCCGCAGGCTGTACCAGTAGTCGCCGGGCTTCCATGCGGCCGTTACATCAGCGGTGGCGGTAAACGTGTGCAGCTTGCCATCAAATTGTGAGGCGAGGTCGATAGACTGGGCGCCGCGTAGAATCAGCGATGCCGACCAGTCCGGTGCCGGGTACGCAGTGAGCGCCAGCGATAGCGCCAGCGTCGTGCCTGCTGTTGTGCTTTGCGGAATGCCTGCCATGCGTCACCAGTTGTTGACCCAGCTCTTGCCTGGGCGCGTTGCTTTTCGCCTAGTCTTGCGCTTGGTGGGCTTTGGCTCCGCTGTCGGTGGTTCCTGTGCTGCTTCGGGTCTTCGGGCTAAAGGCTGCGGATCTTCCTCGTCTTCCGTATTTTCGTACTCAGCCAGCCGTGCAGCGTGGCGCTTGAGGCTCGGCGAGGCGATCTTGAAGGCGGCATAGGCGTAGACGCGACAGTCCAGGGCTTCATTACGTGGGCGCGTCTGGTGCCACTCGCGCCTAGGAATGCCTTTGATGTACTTCGTCACCAGCTTTTCAGCGGTGAGCTGGTGGAACCACTCGGCTTCGCGCTCGGCAGGAATATGGCAGTAGCCCGGACCGGCCTGCTCGACGGCCAAACGGCGCATCACGGTCAGCTTCGCTTCGTCAGTGCCGACCGTGAACAGATCCACCTTGCGCTGGCCGCGCCCGGTCTTCTTGCGCGACGGCGCGGTCACCACCGGGCGATCCCAGCCACCCACGCCCTTGATGGCAAACAATCGGCGGCCCGTTTTGCCGCGAGCGTATTCATAGGCGCGCTGGGTGTAACCGCTACTGCCGCCGGTATCCAAGCAATCGGCAACAATACCGAGCTGGGCGCCGCTCTCATGCGTCCAGGTCGTGGCCAAGTAATCGTCAAGGTCGCGCCACACGTCGTCTTGCAGCGGATCACCCCACAGCACCGTGTAATCCACTGACCAGGACTCATCACCATAGCCCCACGCCACGGTCTCCATTTCGAGTCGATCTTGCTGCATGTCGATGCCGGTGGTAAGCACCACCCCGCCGGATGGCACCGGCGCCCTGAATGATTCGGCGCGCTGCATCAGCACATGGGGCTCGGCCTGCTCGCCCTGCTCCTCCCAGGTTTCGGCTAGCGAGACGTTGATAAATGACTGCAGGTCGCCGGCGGCCTTCTTGTCGAGAAACGATTGCACGATGTCGCGCAGGCGGCGGAAGCAGGAATATAGCTCGTTGAGGTGATAGCTGGCGTGACCGCGAAACGGCTTGCTGGACTTCCAGCCAGCGCCTACTTGCTCAGCGGTGCGGATTGCGGCGATACGCTCGCCGTCATTCCAGAGGGTGCCGCAGTGCTTGCAGGCATAACCCGCCGTTTCTGGCTTGTGGTTGCCTTCGTCGTCACGCTCCCAGCTAACCTGGTTCCAGCTCAGGGCCTGGTGCTCGTCACAGTGCGGGCATACCACATAGAAGTGGCGCTGATCGCCCTGGTCATAGGCGGCCTCGATGCGGGATTCGCCCTTGATGGTGGGGGTGCTGATCTCGACCAGCAGGCGCTGATCGCCGAAGGTCGCCGCGCGCTGCCAGAGCAGCTGGACCTCGTCGCCTTCAGGCGTGCCGCCATAGCCGTCGATCTCATCGGCGACGATCCATGGCGCCGAGCGCCCGCGCATGGTTTTGGTGGAGCCAGCCCAAGCGAACATCAAGAAGCCGCCTGGATAGCTCTTCATTCGCTGGTTGTTCACCCCCTCATGGCTGCGCGGCTTAGCCAGCAAGCTCTGTAGCACCGGGTTGGCGTCGACCATCGGGTTGAACTTGGTCTCCAGCCAGGTAGTTAAGTCGCCCTGGCTGGGCTGCATCATCATCTGGCTGCGTGGTTCGTGGGCAATTCCGTAACCCTGCAGGCAGAGCGCTAGCTGAGTCTTGCCTACCTGAGCCCCCCACATAAGACTGATGCGATAGCACGCCGGGTGCGTGGCCATGTCCATCGGCTCGCGCTGATAAGGGGCGTTGTCGAAACGGATTGGGCCAGGGATGGCGTTGCCAGTAGGAATGCGGACGTTCTGTTCAGCCCACTCGCTGGGCTTCAGCGGTGCTGGCGGCACCAAGTGGCGAGCGCTGCGCTTTAGCGCCCTAAGCACGCCCGCCGCGTTGCTAAACTGCCGGGCTGCATCAATCGTCGCCACCGTCACCACCCTCTTCGTCATCTAGCTCGATGTCGGTTTCGGCGGCTGACTCCAGCGCCTGGACCAGCTCAGCGGCCAACACTTCTTTGAAGCGGGCTTCGTCAGTTTCGCCGATCAACTGACTAACCACGCGGCTGGGCACGTTCATCACATTGGCGCGAACCGTTGCATTCTCTAGTGCACGGGCTCGCTCGAACTCATCGATGGGCGCAACCAAACGGCGGGCAGTGGCAAGGTCTAGTTCAGCTTGAGAGGTCTCGGCAGCCAGCTTGCGCATCTTCAGCTCAAACTCGTCTAGCGGCCCATCACCCTCAGCCTCAAGGCGAGCCTGATCACGAAGCCACTCGGACACATCCCGAGTATTGAAGCGCCACGGCTTGCCCTGCCTGCCCTTCTGGTCATACGGGCATTCGCCGCGAATCCAACTCGTGACAGTATTGAGCGATACGCCGAAAACCTCGGCGAGCTCCTCGCGATTGACTGCCTTCCCTTTTCCCTTGAACGCCATGGCCTCCTCAAACAACAACAATCAACCGGATCTGGCGCGGCTCGCTCACACAAATTTCCGCGCATCCTTCTACCCGCAGGCCCCACCCCCGCCGGGAGTACCTAAAAAGTTCAGCGCCCGCTCGCACTTGCCGCCTCGTGCTCGCTCACCCACGCACGCAGCGCGGCCTTGTCAGCGCGGTCGCACTCGATGGTGGCGCGCAGGCCTAGCAGTGAGTCGCCGACGGTGCCGTCGCCCAATGAGATAGGGCACGGCGTGAGGTAGGCGGCAGGGGGTAGCTCTGGCACCTGCTGGGTCACAACCAGCGGATCACTGGCGCAGGCGCTCAACAACGCTGGTAGGCAGAGGCAGCCCCATGCACGTATCAATCTGGTCATCGGTCGCCCTCGCTTGGTTGATCTCGTTGGATAGGCTCGCGGCCCGGTTCTGTGCATCAAGGGCGTGAGCACGTTCAGCCTCTAGCGCCGCATCGCGTGCGGCCAGGGCAGTCTCGTGCTGGCGCTGTTGCTGATTGAGCTGATAGCCCAGGCCCTCAATGACTGCATGGCTAGCCTTAATGTCAGCCTCAAGTGCGCCAATGGTGCGGGCTTGCCGTAAGCCATACACCCCGGCACCTATAACGCCAGCCGCTAGGGCCAGGGCCATCCATAGCTTCCACGAACGCAACAGGCCGATCATTTGACGACCGCCCGTGCCCGCGCACCCACCACCTCAAGCATTGAGTCAGCCGCATACCCAACACCAAAGGCCGCCACCAAGCCGGTCACGCCCTGATCGACCAGCAGGAGGTAGCCCGCCATGCTGCCGAGCAGCGAAAGCACGGACTTATAGGGGCGTAAGCGAAGAAAGCCGAGCAACGACAAGGCATGGCCCTGCTGACGAACCTCGACCAGCTTTTTCAGGGTATGGGTAGCGTTGCCTGCGAGCACCAGCAGCAAAGGGAGCAAGTGAGCCATTACCATCGTGCAGGCCCATTTGAGCGCGTATCGATATGGGTAAACGTCGCATAACGCCCTAAGCTGGCGTTGGGGAAGTGCATAGCTAGCCAATCATAAACAGCATCAGGCGCAACGCCTTTAACCTGAATGTCAGTGGCCCGCGCCTTGGTGTGCTGGCTATCAGGCGCACCGCCCACCTTTCGGTTATAAGCCTCACACCGGCAGCCGCTGGTAACCGTCACAGGCCGACCGAAGTGCTCCCGCACAGCCTCAACGATCCCTAGTGTTGCCGTGTCGATCGTGTCGAAGCCGCAGCCGCAATTACATGCGAACTCAGCGCGGGTGAAATGCAGAGCGATACGTTGAGTCATGAGATCCCCTTGAATACATTGATGATAATGGTGCCCACCGCAGTGCCTAAAGAGCCCAGCAGTACCAGTGCCGCCGCGCCCACAGCCGTCCAACGCCCCGAAAGCTGCTGATTGCTTTGGTCGGCTAGCCGGGATGCAACCGCATGGCTCAGTTCCACATCGCGCAAGCGCACCGAAATGTCAGCAATCTGGGATGCCTGCCCTTCAATCTGGCCAGCATGGTTATTCTGGCGCTCTTCCATGCGCGTCAGTCGATCCAGCACCTGTGAAATACTGGATTCGATGCGGTCAAGCTGTGTGTCTCTGTTTGGTAT